GCCAGAACCTGAAGAATATGGTTCTGGAGCATATCTCTTACAGCACCAGCAGTTTCATAATATTGAGCACGACCATCACATCCAATAGTTTCAGTAGCAAAAATTTGAACCTCATCTATGTAATTGCGGTTCCATAAAGGTTCCAACAAAATATTGCTAAACCTAGTAGCAAGTATGTTATTAACAGTATCTTTGCCAAGATAATGGTCAATGCGATAAACCTGTTTTTCGCGTAAATGTCGCTCAACCACAGACTGTAAATGATGAGCAGATTTATAATCGTACCCAAAGGGTTTTTCAATAACAACACGCGAGCGTTCTGGGTCGTCGAGTTTTCCTGCTTCTTTGAGATTGACGATAGCATTCTCATAGCGTTCTGGCGGTACGGATAGAAAGTAAGTGTTGTCTTCTAGGTAATCTGGAAGGTGTCTCAAACTTTCAACACTATCCAAATCTGTACTGATGTAATCCAGTTGGTTCATAAACTCATCAGGATACTCACCAAGAGACTCTTTCCAGATAGAGACTCCAGGGTCTCTTCTAGCAGAACCAGTGATAACAAAGTTCTCTGGAAGAAGACCTTTCTCCCAGAGTTTATGAAGTGCTGGTATCAGTTTTCTTTTGCATAGATCTCCAGTTGCTCCGAAGATAACTATGCCTTTAGTGTGCGGTCCCGTTTCCATCGTATTTGTCTGATTCGTAGTATATATTTTCACCTTTTCGTATCCCGAAATATATCGTGGATAGTACAAACGGTATTGAAATCCAGGTGAGTGCATTACCTAACATCGTGTCCTCCAAACATTGCTCGCATACCATTTAGAACCTTGGCTGCGAAAGCACCAAGACGGCGCGACTCAAAACGTGACCACAACGCACTGCTGATAACAGGAGAGGGTACGCCAAGATCCACAGCAGCGTGAACCGTCCAACGACCCTCACCAGAGTCTGATACTCCACCATCGAACTTGCTAAGTTCTCTATCGTGCCGTAAAACATCAGCGGTAAGATCGAGCAACCAAGAACCAACCACAGAACCACGACGCCATAACTCAGCCACTTCAGCGCAGTTAATATCATAGCAGTAATCTTCTGGATTCTCCATAGGAGCAACCTCAGCATCGCCCTCTTTAACGTAAGCTGACCCAGCATTAGCTTCATGCAGGATATTAAATCCTTCTGCGTATGCTTGCATGATTCCATATTCAACTCCGTTATGGACCATCTTTACAAAGTGACCTGCCCCTGGTGGTCCACAATGGAGCCAACCATATTCAGCACTTGTTGCCCTTGTTGTTGGATCAGTTCTTGGTGCTGAACCAATCCCTGGGGCGAGTGC